GAGGCAGTAGATGCCACAGAGCAGGCTGCACCTACAGTAGAGGCAGCTCGTAAAATCATCCTACCAAGCGCACTTAACTCTCAGCGCGTACGTACACCAATCGTTAATATGGGTTCATATACTGAACACAAAATCAAGGCTGCATTAGGTAATGAAGATTCTAAGCTGTATGTAACAGCCGCCGATGATTCTTTCTCAACTAACCCAGCATTTAACCCAACTCAGTACTTATCAGAGTTCCCAACTAATACACGTTTTGGCACACCTGCTATTGATGCGTGCAGCCGTGGAGTTTTGCCTAATTCTGGTATGACAATTAGCGTGCCTTCTCTTGTTACATCTGCAGGCGGCCAATCAGGCGTAGCACCTGTTGTAACTGTTGAAGCTGAGGGCGGCGCTGTAGAAAATACAGGTATGGTTACTCAATACCTAACTGGCACAGTAAACAAGTACTCAGGTATGAACACTATTAGCATTGAATTGCTAGAGCGCTCAGATCCTAATTTCTATGCTGAATTAACCACACAACTACAAAACGCTTACCTAAAAACCATTGACACCACAGTATTAGCTGCACTTATTACAGCTGGACAGCAAGGCGCAACACAGGCAGCAACAAGCGCGGGCATTATTGGATACGCATCCGATGCAGCTCGTAAGGTTTATGAAGCTACTGGCTACTTTGCTAGCAACTATATTGCTAATGGTTCACAATGGCAGCTATTACTAGGCGCGACAGATTCAACTGGCCGCCCAATTTATTCAGCTAGCCAACCAATGAACGCAGGCGGCTTAACTCAGCCTGGCTCAATCCGTGGCAACGTACTAGGTCTTGATCTATACGTTGACAAAAACTTTGCGGTAACAACAACTATTGATGATTCAGCTGTAATTCTTGCACCTGAGGCATTTACTGTTTACCAATCACCTCAGGCTTATATGTCAGTTAACGTAGTATCCAACCTACAGATTCAGGTTGCTATTTACGGTTATATGGCAACTATTGCAAAGATGCCTAACGGTATCGTGCGTTACAACTTAACCTGAGAATAACCCACTAATAGTTTGGTAGGCCTCTTAGCCCTTTGAGGCTTACCAAACCTAAGTAAGTAAGGAGTATAAAAATGGCTGCTACATATGTAACCGCTGCAACCTTAAAGGCATCTTTAGGCGTTGGTACTCTTTATGATTCTTATACCTGGATAGAGGACACCTGCCAAGCCGCACAAGATTTAATTAACGGCTTTTTGTGGTTTGACAACGCGCCCGTAGTAGGTACCGCGTTGGTGTCTAATGTTGCTACCGTTATGGTTGCTAACCCTGGCATCTTTACTACGGGCCAATCAGTAACTATTGCTGGGGCTGGTTCAACTTTTAACGGTACGTACACAATCACAGGCACAATTCCATTTAGCACAGGCACGGCTAATATCCTGCCAGCGTTTAATATGCAGCTCAACTATTGGCAATTCCCACAGGGCTATAGCTTTATCCAATATGCAAAAACTGCAGCTGACCAAAACTTTAGGCGCGTATTGCCCTATGGCATTATGACAGGTGACGATACAAAAACTGCCACTTACGCCAATACCCCAGCTATTAACGCCGCAGCTTTGATGCTAGCTGAAAATATATGGACTAGCCGATTCAGTACTCAAAACGGTGGCACTAGCGTGGACGGCTACAGCCCTAGCCCATTTAAGATGAGTAATACCCTTATGGCATCTATTAGAGGTTTGCTAGCGCCATATCTTAGCCCTAGCTCAATGGTTGGCTAATGACAGCGGCCATAACTACTTTACGTGCAACTATTGCCGCAGCTTTAGCTAATGCAGGTGTGTGGACGGTTTTTGACTACCCGCCCAGCATTATGCAAAGTAGCGCTGTTGTGGTGGCCCCTGCGGATCCATATATCACGCCTAGCAATAACTCACGTGCAACTATTGCGCCTTTGGCTAATTTTAAGATTATTATGACGGTGCCAATGTTTGATAACGCCTCAAACCTTATAGGCATAGAGGACACAATAGTAGCTGTGTTTAATAAATTAGCTAATAGTTCAATCGTATTTAACGTTACCGCCGTATCAGCACCCAGCGTTTTAAGTGTTGCCAGCGGTGATTATTTAACCGCCGATTTACAAATATCCGTACTAACGAGCTGGAGCTAAAATGGCACTTACAGATGAAGAAAAAGCATTTTTAATCAAAATTGGCCAAGAGCTGCCAGTAGAGGTTAAAGAGACAAAGACAAAAGACACACCTACCGAGACAACAGGAGAATAGCCCAATGGCGATTTATCTATCCAATAACGTAGTGGTTACTCTTAACTCAGTAGCCCTATCAGATCACGTAACAAGCGCAACTATTAACCGCAGCTTTGACGAGCTAGAGGTTACAGCTATGGGCGATACTGCACACAAGTTTGTGAAAGGCCTAGAGGCCAGCACTATCACTTTAGACTTTTTGAGCGATACAGCTGCAGCAAACGTAAACGCTACTTTGCAAGCTGCCTGGGGTACAACTGTAGCCCTGACACTAAAGCAAACAAGCGCTGCTACATCTGCAACTAATCCGCTATACAGCACTACTGTTTTGGTCAATAACACCACAGACATTAACGGCGCTGTGGCAGATATTGCTACACAGAGCATTACATTTACCTGTAATTCACCAATCGTAATTACAACAAGCTGAGAATAAAGAAAAGGGGCTAACACAATGGCAAAACTTAAAATAACAAGGGCAGACGGCAGCGTATCGGAGCATCCGATAACGCCACGTATTGAGTATGCCTTTGAGTTATATGCAAAAAAAGGTTTTCATAAAGCCTTTAGAGATGATGAAAAACAGAGCGATGTGTATTGGTTAGCCTGGGAGTGTTTACGCACAAGCGGGCAAACCGTACCGATGTTTGGGGCAGAGTTTTTAGATACCTTAGCTAAGGTTGAGGTGTTGGACGATGACCATTCGCAATAGTGGGGCGCGGTAGTTTTGGTTACCTGGTAGCCCAGCTAGCCGTTGAAACGGGAATCGCGCCCCAGTATTTATTAGACCTTGATGATGTTATGTTTAAGAATATGCTCAAAGTTATAAACGATAAAGCTAAGGAGATGCAAAATGCCCAACGTAGAAATAAGAGGTAATAACGATCTACGTAAAGCATTACGCCGTTTTGCACCTGACTTAGAAAAGGAATTACGCCTAGAATTACGCGCAGCTTTAATGCCTGTAGTTATTCAAGCTCGTGGCTTTGCACCGTCTATGTCACCTATGAGCGGTTGGGCTGCACGTTCATTTAGTGAGGCTAGATTCCCATTTTATGAGCAAAGCACTATTACTAAAGGTATTGGGCTAAGTACTGGCCCTAGTAAACCTAATAAAAACGGTTTTAGTGCTATGGCTACTATTTATAACGCTTCACAAGCGGGTGCTATTTATGAAACTGCAGGGCGCAAAAATCCAACAGGTCAGCCCTGGGTTGGGCCTAAGGCTGGCGGGGCTAGTAAAAAATATAGCCGATCTAGTAACCCTAAAGCTGGTCAGCAATTTATTACTAATTTACCACCGCTTGTATTTAGCAGGGAGGGCGTGGGCCGTATGCTTTATCGCGCTTGGGCTGCTAATCAAGGCGTAGCGTTAGGTGCAGCTATGAAGGCTATTAGTAATACCAAGATTAAGTTTTATGACCGTGCCAATACGCAGCCATTAAAGAGGGCCGCATAATGGTGCAAAAATCAGGCGTTAATGTTCATATCGGTAGCGAGTTTGATGCTAAAGGCTTTAAGCAAGCTCAAAGCGCCCTAGCTAAATTAAGTGGTTCAGCTAAGAAATTAGCGGGTGCTGTTGGCCTTGCTTACGGCGCTAAGGCCCTTGTTGCCTACGGCAAAGCATCTATGAAAGCTGCAGCTGACGATCAAAAGGCACAAAAGATATTAGCTCAAAACCTTAAAAACGTAGGTTTAGCTTATGCCTCAGTAGATGCTGAAAGTTTTATCAAGTCAATGGAAACGCAAACGGCTATACTAGATGACCAACTAAGGCCCGCCTATGGTCAACTAGCCCAGGTAACTGGCTCAGCGACTAAAACCCAAGAATTAATGAAGTTAGCTTTTGACGTATCAAGCGGCAGCGGTTTGGACTATGCCAGTACTGTAGATATTTTGAGCCAGGCTTATGTAGGCAATACTAAAGGCCTAAAGCAACTTAATTTAGGATTAACACAAGCCGAGTTAAAGGCTATGGATTTTGAGCAGATTACTACAAAGCTACGGCAAAACTTTGCAGGTGCAGGTGGTGTAGCCCTTGACTCGTATGCGGGATCAATGGCCAAACTTAGCGTGGCTACGGCTAATGCTAGCGAGACTATAGGTACAGCCTTATTAGATGCACTTATTAAAGTTAGCGGCAATAATGGCGTGGACGGCCTTATTAGCAAAATTGACACGCTGGCCTCATCTTTTGCATCTGTTGTAACTCAGGTAGGTAATGCCGTAGCAGCCCTTACAGGTACAGCTACACAAAAGGCTTTTAGCCCTGGCTATTTTGTGGGTGGTGGCAGAGCAGGCAGCAAAACAGTAGCCCCAACAGGTGCGGGCAATATGGCCCTAAGCGTGTTAAGCCAGGATACGCAAAAGTCAGATTTAGCAGCTAAAAAGAAAGCTGAGTTAGATGCTATTAAGCGTAATAAAGAGCTTGCAGCTTTAGCTAAGGCTCAGGCCAAAAGTGCAGCGGATCAACTTAAAGCCAAGCGCGACCAAGCCGCCTTAGATAAGGCCGCCTTAGTTTTAGGCAAAGGCCAAGATGTATTTAATATGGATGCTATTCAGATACAAGCTGCGCTATTAGCAAAG